TTGTATGGTCTGTACTCAACGTAGGTTTGAAGAAACGTTCGAAGACATAAATTCGAAGCAGCGCCAGCAAATATTTCGTGGACCTAGGGGACCATTCCGCTAGACGTTAGCTTCCCAGAGATCACATCTCTAAATATCTCCCATGCAACTTCTGACTCTTCTACCCGACTTTCATGGAAAGCCATTAGGACTGTGGATGCGGTGGCATCGATGGCGGTTCCTTCTGTCTTGGGCATAACGTAGTAAGTGCCTTCTTCATCGGTTTCCTTAACTACAGGTCCTACGATTGACGCTATGTCTTCTCCTTTGTCATTGGCTTTGTTGGTGATATGCACTAGCATAAAAACTCCCTCGTCATTGGAGCGCATCGCAACAAACTTGGATATAAATGTCTTCATTAAAACTTAATCCTTTTTTCCGTATTGTGTCCGTGGATGTTTGAAATATTCAGCCCCTATGAGATAGCTTGCTAACGAATCTGTTTGCATGTGTATTTTCTAATTGTGGGGAAGAGTTTGTAGAAGATAAGGAAAGTCAGATTGGTTTTATGGATGACCAAGGTGGTTGGCATTGCCGTATATCAGGAGAAGGTGGTAAGACTTATTTATTTAGGGATAGCGCTTATAATGATGATAGCTCTCAGTATAAATTTATTGATACATGTTGGAATGAAGCTGGTACACAACTACAATGGAACACACCAACATCCGAACATTATTTAAAAGGCAAGACACATCCAAATAGTAATCAGTATTGTATGGACTGTAAAACCAACTCTGTTAATTGGTGGAAAAAGAAAAATTTATTTTATTGTACCAAGTGCAAAGAAGTAAAGTGTTTTTATTGTTGGGAAGATGAAGCTTATAATAGTCCAAAGCACTACGCTCTCCATAAAGCTTGGACAAGGGGTGGAGAAGCCGTTAAATTTTTTTATGCAACAGTTAATAGTGAGAGCTGGGGCGAGTAATGAGATGTAATTGTAAAGNATGTAGATATGCANNGGGCACTGACCTANTGNTTNTATNTATATTAACAATAATTTTGTTTGAAGAGTTTATGATATGATCAGAAAAATATTAGGTCCACCCGGCACAGGGAAAACAACAAAATTAATTGGTAATAAAGAATTAAAAGTACCTGGTTATGTAAGCACCTTTTTAAAACTAGGAACTCCGTTAAATAGAATAGGATACTTTGCTTTTAGCAGGAAAGCCGCCAATGAAGCAAAGGAAAGAATGTTAAAACTATATCCTCAATATGGATACAGAGAGTTAAAAAATTTTAGAACTTTGCATTCCCTAGCGTTCTGGAAATTAGGAATGAAAAAAGAGAATGTCATGCAACCCGAAGACTATGAAAAAATAGGTGAAGGAGTAGGTATAGAGGTTACTGTATACACTGGGGGTCAAGAAGAAACAGGATACATTGATTCAGATAGTGAATACTTTAACCTCATCAATATAGCTAGAATCAGAAACCGAACTCTTAAGCAGGAATACGATACCGCCTTATATTCAGACGATTTAGATTATGGAATTTTAAAAATTATAAAGGACGAATTAAACAGTTATAAGCACATTTATCACCTCAAAGACTATACAGACATGATTGAAGAATTTATTTCAAAAATTAAGAAGGGCAAAATTGAATGCCCAACTTTTGATGTAGTCTTTATTGATGAAGCCCAGGATCTTTCACCCATTCAATGGAAAATGTATGATTTATTAAAGAAAAATTCTAAACATATTATCCTAGCAGGAGACGACGATCAAGCCATCTATGGGTGGGCAGGCGCTGATGTTAAAAGATTTCAGGACGAACCTGCAAAAGAAAAAGTATTGCCTCGATCCTATCGAGTTCCAATCAAAGTTCAGCAGGTAGCAAACTCTATTATATCACAAATTGAAACTAGAATTCCAAAGGAGTGGGAACCAAGAGACAGTGAAGGACATTGTGAAGAAGTATACAGCATGGAAGAAGTTGATCTGACCAAAGGTAAATGGCTAGTACTAGCGAGGACTCATTACAGATTAATAAAATTAAAACCCCATTTAATAGAAAGAGGAATTTATTTTGAATATAAAAATAGAAAAAGTTTTAATGCAAAACTTTATAAAGCCATTGAAAATTTCATGAGATGGACGAAGGGCAATCCATTAACACCAGCTGAAATAAAAGATATCTTTGATTATACAGGACATGATTTTACTTTTGATGAAGACAAAACCTATAACTGCATGGATTTTGGAATTGATCACACGGATACTTGGTACGAAACTTTTAATGCTGACCCCGAACCGATTTTATATATTCAGCAAATGTTAAGCAATAAAGAAAACCTTTCTCAGGACGCACGCGTAAAACTTTCAACCATCCACTCAGCCAAAGGAGGTGAAGCGGATAATGTATTATTGATACTAGATAATACAGATAAAATTAGAGAAGGAATTGACAAGAGTCCTGAGAAAGCTGATGAGGAACATCGAGTGTGGTATGTCGGCGTCACAAGAACTAAACAAAATTTATACATCATGGCAGCAAAGGAGGATAGACTCGGATATGAGATCCAAAGTATACAGTAAACAAATTGGCGGGACCCATTATAAAGATATGAAAATCCAACCAAGCGAATTTATAAACAGGAATAAATTGCTCTTTGCAGAAGGGAATGCTNTTAAATATATTTGTANNNNAATTTCATGTTCTCGTTTTGGGGTTTGTTTCAATGCCGCAAATCCTCGCGTATTGATAGATTTCAATTCAATAATACTTTGTTTATATTCATCATGAGAGATGATAAAATCGCATCGACCTGAAATAGGGGGCATATCATATAGTAATTTTTGTTCACGAGCAATCAAAATACCCATATTCGTAAAATATGTATTCATGCGGTCTTCCAAGTAATTGCCATTATCGAAAATACGTTGTAACGTACTCGCTAAAGGCGTCTCTTGTAAAAGACCATTATATGCCATATATAAAAATCTATCGCAGGGATTACCAAGTCCTGATGGATAAAACACTCCCGCTCGTTGTGGAGATTGAATAGAAGTGAGATGTGTATCTAATGATTTCAACAACCATTCATCCTGCACTCCCAATAATAACAGGTCTAAATCAATTTTATTTTGTTTGTTAATCTGTTGAATTCCCGGCATCTGTTACCTCCCCTTCCATTTTTGTTAAACTTGCCATAATCGTATCATGAATGCGTTGTTTAGTAAAGGCCCGAACATGCAAAATATATTCAACATCCGTATGCTTACTTAAAGCAATATCTCGTTTCACATCTCGTCGTCGTAAATGCCCATATTTACCGTCTGCTTCAATAATCATTTTAATTTCAGGGATATAAAAATCGGGTTTATATGGGGGGAAATCAGCTTGTTGTTCATAACGAAGACCAAAATCAGATAAGCATTCCGCTATCGCATTTTCTTGAGTCGTGTAATCTGTGGGCAGAATATTCATTCAATACCTTTCCGTAATAAAAGAAACTGGTCAGGTTGTTCAGTAAAAATCTTTTTGATACCGTTTAATCCCATAACCTTCGTATCATTGAAACTATACCACGGGCCTGCCTGCTTAATAATTTTCTTACGTATCCCTTCCCTAATATAACTTTCTATAATATCAATGCCGCCTTCCACTCTAAATGGAACAATTGCGGACTGCCAACTCTCTCCTCCAACCTTACTCTTTCTTAATCTAACTTCCATATCAAACCCGACTTTAACCTTCTCTTTATCTTCAATCCATCCTTTTCTACGAACTTGTAATAAGAAATGGGCGAAAAATGTTTGGGCAAGTCCTCCCGGCATATTATCTAATGCCACAGGGCCAATACTACTACGCACCTGATTAATTGCTACAAAGGCCGAACCAAATTTTAAATTTGGAAGTAGTTTAGGTAACGATGAATTCACAAAACGTGCTTGCCATGCCAGTGGATTATACGAAAAATCTTCATTATGACAGCGGTAGGAACTAATCCCGCTATACTGTCAAGAACAATAACATTAACACCTTCNCTCATTAANTCTCTAATAATATTCATCGCCTCTTCCCCATCTGGAGGTTGGGCCACCATTATATTATTAGTATCTATTCCACACTTCTTCATCCATGCGGCATCCCATGACAATTCAGTATCTATCCATGCCGTTATACCCCCCTCTTTCTGACTATTTACTACAACCTGTGAAGCTAAGTATGATTTCCCCACATTTGTAGGGCCATATAAAATCGTCAGTCGTTTCTTAGGTATTCCTCCACCTGTAAGTTTATCTAAGGAAGGTATACCAAAAGGAATTCGTCCATAGCTAAACTCTGAACTACTTCCCCTCCGTAAGTCTAAATCCTTATCTCCTAACAATTGGTTAATAACATCCTCAGCCGTGTGTTTCAAAGCAATTTTCCTCCCACCGTTTTATACTTTCAGCCCAAGCCACGTAAACCGCAGCTACTTGAATAATTTCCTTGTACAAATGCTCTATATTATCTGCCTCATAAATAGCCCTAGCCACTTCTCCCACTTCTTCTACTCCAATTACATTCCACAATTCATGTGAATTAGATATTTGGTCACCCCATTTAATGTCTTGACGCTCCCTCTCTTCTTTAACATCTTCTAGAACATACTCTTGAACAATCCTACTTTCCTCCATCTAACAACCCCTCTAATTGGTCATCTACTTTAGTTTTCAATACTTCCCAAACTTTATCTGTCACTAACCCTACATTTTCTAACTGGTCATCTATAGGTAACTCTGTGTCTATCTGGTCAATAGAATAATCTATTCTCCCATACTGGTTTGTAGATAAATCTCCTACCCTAAAGGTAAATCCTAAGTGCATACTTACTTTAGCCATTCTTACCTCCCTGTTCTAATAATTTATCAAATTCTGTCATCGGATGAAGTTCCCTTGCTGATTTGTAATAACTAATAATTCCAAATCCCCCTATATCTTTAAAGGGACAATTTTTCATAACTGAGGCGTATTCCCATCCTACAAAGGATGCTTCCCCATCACCGTGGTCACGGGCTAGAATATAAATCTCTACAGGATTATTAATTTCTTTCTTCTTTACAAGAAGATTGAAGGGTTTCAAAGCCGTTTTAACATCTATAATTCCTATAGGAGTAGTAAAATCTATTCCCCCATCACCATTAGGCCGTATAGTAGTATCAACAGGAAATCCATAGACACTACTAAATAATAACTCGCCTAGACTACCACGAATATCTTCAGTATTTGGGTCATCAAAAAATCTAGGGGTGCCTTTGGGATGAGCCTTTTGTCTCTGTTTTCCCAACTGTTCCGCTGTTATTTTTGG